CATCGTGCATGCGTTAAATAAACCTGTTGACCCCCGCAACGAACTGGTTTAGGGATAACCCCACCAACAACGAAGGGATGACAAAATGATCAACTGGACCAAAGACGAACGCACCGTGGCGCTGATGGCGAATGCCGTTGAACACTACCGCGCCACCGACGAACTGTCGCTTGAGCACGAGGCGCAGCTTGAGCTTATCCGCGACGAGTATCTGAACGAGCTGTGGAACGACTTCCGCCGCGACGACGTTGACGCGTTCGAGGAGTGGCACTGCCAGCCCACGGTCGAGGAGGCCTTCCTCAAGGCGATCGAGGCGTGACGCAGCGGGAAATATATGTGTCGGTCAGGATCGACGCCGACGTGAGGCTGTCAGCCACCCTCGGCTCTAAGGACTTATGCGCCGCGATCTTGGCGACGGGTAGGACACACGGCCCTATGACAGAGGCCCAGCAGATCGCCGCCATCGAGTATGCGCACGACATCGAGTACATCGGAGGCACCATGGTAAAGAACAAGAGGGAGAAGAAGTGATGAGCAAGAAGATAACAGCCGCAGTCGAGGCCGAGAAGGCCGCCGTCATTGAGATGCTGACAACGATGCAGAGCGGCATAGACGTCGCCGCACGCACCGCAGGGCCTGCGGACATCGGCACCCTGCGCTTCGCCAGCGGCTTTGTGTCCGGCATCATCGAGAGCATCGAGGACAATCTGCATCGCGGAGAGGCCCCGCAGCCGAAGTCATCAATTATTTTGCCGTAGGGGCTTTTCATCCGCAATCAACTTGTGTATTGCATACGGACCAACAACGAAGGGATACACACATGGACGAAAAAGAACTCGCCGAGAAGGTTAACGCCATACTGGCCGAGATCCTCACGGAGGCGTCGTACATCGCCGCCGAGAGCGAAGACATCATCACCATGAACGATGCCATACAGCAGGCGATATATAACGTCGCCAATGACCCAGACGGCACACTACACTGAAGGGATACACAACATGCTACACACACTTGCCAACATCGCCTTTTTTGCGGCGTTCGTATTTGCAATTTGGACCATCTACTACACGCTGAAGGGAAACTAAGATGACACGTATCACACAATCACAAGTTAAAATCGCCGAGGCCATCGAGTGTGAAGGTCCGCTGACCGCCGCCCAGATCGCCAACGCGTACGGGGCGCGCGTAAGCAACGCCCGCCGCGCCGCCGACTACATGGTCGAGAACAATTACCTCACATTCTGGGACGGCCGCTACAGCCTGACGAAGCTCGGCCGCGATGATGTCTTGCTGTCGCACGCGGCCATTACGTTGAAGCGGAAGCGCCGCAACGAGGCGCAGAAGCCTGTCGATGACGCGCCTAAGTTCGACTTGTTTGCGCCGGTGCAGACCGAGGCGGACGGCTTCCAGTGGTCGCCGGTCTACACGCTTACAAATGCGCCTGTAGAACCAAAGGCTGATCCAATCTTCGACGAAGATGACTTCGACGATATCTTCCCGATCGTGACCGAGGCGGTCATGCTGGACATCGCGGGGCACAACATCAGCCTGTCTGTGGACGACGCGCAAGAACTGCGCCGGTCACTGAACAAGTTTTTTGGGGGAAACTGACATGTGGGACATTATCAATCCGTGGGCCGCACTGCGCCGCGCAAAGATCATAATGGGACGCCAAGCGCAGCTCGTTGCTGACCTTTACGACGAGCTTGACGCCGCCGATGCACTGGTCGCGGAGGGACACTTCCGCAACCCGAAGACCGGCCGCCTCGGTCGCAAGGGGGAGACGTTCCGGTGACCGACGCAGTCAACAACATCCTATCCGACGCGCGCAAGGCACTGGTCAAGCGCGACCGTCTGGCCGAGCAACTTCGGCAGGCCGATCTGGAACTTAGCCAGCTCACCCAGCGCTACCGCGTTGAGGCCAAGATCTGGATCACGTCCCCGCTCATGCTGCGGCACGCCGTTGAGGCGCGCATCGGCAAGAAGCTCGCCGCGTAATAATCCTTGATGCCGTCCGGTCTATGCGATACGGACGGCACCCCAACAACGAAGGACACCAAAATGACAGGCATTAAGAAAGCCATTGAGATGGCCGGCGGCGCGAACGCGCTGGCCACCAAGCTCGACGTCACACACCAAGCGGTGTATGTCTGGCTGCGCAAGGGCTGGGTGCCATCCCAGCGCGCGCTTGAAATCGAGAAGCTATTCGACATCCCACGGGCTGAGTTGTTTAAGCCAGAGCTTGCCGCTCTGTTCACCTCCAACTAAACGCCGTGGACGAGAAGGGACCGCCCGTGGATAATGTGCAACCGATCGCGCCGCAGAACTTGACTGTGGAAGCGCCCGCCGAACTGCGTGAGCTTCAGGGTTGGTTGATATGGCGTCTTGAACCAGACATAAGCAACCCCAAGGGTAAGCCGCTGAAGGTGCCGTACTACGTCGACGGCGGCAAGCGGCACGGCAAGCAGGGCGGCATTGATGATCGCGGCCGCATGACCACCTTCGCCGCAGCACGTGACGCGGCAGCGCGTCGCGGCTTCACCGGTGTCGGTCTGGCGCTTATGCCAGAGTTCGGCATCACCGCGCTTGACTTCGACAACTGCGTCGACGCGCAGGGCAACCTGCCTCCAATCGTCAGGGACATCGCCAGCCAGACCTACGCCGAGTATTCGCCAAGCGGCAAGGGCATCCGTGCCTTTGTGCGCGGCTCCTACGGCAACCACAAGTCGCCGACCGAGGGTAACGACTACGGCTTCGAGGTCTTCACATCCACAGGGTTTGTGACCTTCACCGGCAACGCCATGCCCTACACCGACATCCTCGGCCTCGAGGACACCGTGGCGGATCTCGACCACATCGTCGCGCCACTGTGCGCGGCGCGCTTCCGGCCCACGGCACCCCGCGTGCCAGATCCAGACGACTTCATGGTCGGCCGCGAGCCGAAGATCGGCCTCTCCGTGCCGCAGATGGAGGAATTGCTGTCCGTTCTGGACGCGGACATGCCGCGTGAGGATTGGATTAAGGTCGGCATGGCCCTGCACCACGAGTGCGACGGCGACGACACCGGCTTTGATATCTGGGACGAGTGGTCGGCGCAGGGGTCGAAGTACCCCAGCGAGGAAGGTTTACGGACACAGTGGGACAGCTTCGAACGCCGCAAGGGTTCGGGCCACCGTCAGGTGACCATGGCGTCTGTATTGAAGATGGCAAAGGAGGCAGGCGCACCATCCACCCCGCGCCCCACCTTGGCGGCAACTGTTGACGACTTGCGCACAGCAATGAGCGCGGTTGCCGCCACGCCTGCATTGGGCATGTTCACGCCCGAAGACTACACCGGCCGCTTCCCAATCACGTCACTGGCCGTCAGCATCATGCTGGAGCCGGGCGGCTGGCTGATTAAGAACGTGCTGCCCGACGCGGGGCTGATTGTGCTGTTCGGCGCGTCAGGCTCGGGCAAGACTTTTGTCGCGATCGACTTGGCCTACGCCATCGCGATGGGCATCCAGTGGCGCGGCAACCGCACCAAGAAGGGTCGCGTGCTGATCATCGCCGCCGAGGGCGGCAAGGGCATGAGCAAGCGCCTGAAGGCGTATTTGAAGCACCACAAGATCGACCCAGCTGACGTCGACATCGGCCTGCTGACCGTGCCGCCGAACTTCCTGCTGTCCGAGGACGTGACCGAGCTGGCTGCGGCCGTGGCCGCATCCGGCGGCGCGGACGTCATCATCGTTGACACGATGGCGCAGGTCACGCCCGGCGCGAACGAGAACAGCTCCGAGGACGTCGGTCTGGCGCTGGCCAATGCGCGTGCGCTGGAGACAGCCACAGGCGCGACAATCATAATGATCGACCACAGCGGCAAGGACGCGTCGAAGGGCGTGCGCGGCTGGTCAGGCAAGCGTGCGGCGGCCGACGCCGAGCTTGAGGTTCTGAAGTACGAGAACGGCACACGCGAGCTGCGCATCACGAAGATGAAGGACGGCGACGACGGCCTGAAGTGGGGCTTCCGTCTGGAGACCATAGTCGTCGGCGTGGATGCCGATGGCGACCCGATCACGAGCTGCGTTGCCGTTGAGGCTGACGTGCCTGCGCCGGTGGTTCAGGAGATCGGCCCCAAGGCCCAGCGCTTTGGTCCGAAGGAGCGCCACGTGCTTGAGATCATCGAGAGCGAGTTTGAGGGCGTCGAGCGCGCGCCTCTGACTGAACTGTTCGACAAGTGCCTCGCCGCCATGACCAAGCCAGAGGCACCGAAACGCGACCTGCGCCGCCGCGATCTGGAGCGTGCGATCCAGTCGCTGGCCAAGCGCAAAGACCCGCTGATCGAAATAAAGAACGGACATGTGATTTTTTGCATTTAGGGGCTTGACCCCTGCAACCAGCTAGTTTAGAGACCGTGTCACCAACAACACGAAAGGGAAAATACAAATGGCTACTCAATTTAACACTATCGACCTCGCCGGTTCGGTCGTTGACCGTCTGGGCGACATCAAGGCCCAGATCGCCGAACTGAAGGCGATCGAGGCCAACCTCATCGGCATCCTCGTCAATGGCGGCGAGGCCGCAGTGGACGGCAACACCTTCCGTGCCACCGTCTCCTCGGTCGCCGAGCGTTCGTCGCTCTGCGCCAAGGCAGCCGAAGCCAAGCTCCGCGAGCTGGGCGTTGACGGCCGCTGGTTCAGCAAGAACCAGAAGGTAACCAAGGGCTACACGACCGTGAAGGTCGTGGCGCGCAAGGCGTAATCCGATGGAGAGCATCTTGGCAGCGGAATACACGTCGGGTACGAACAAGTACCCGCCGACCCTCTACATCAACCGGATCGCGAACGGACGTCGTTCGAGCGTGGCCGCATTCACCGTGTCAGGCAAGCGCGAGGCGCGCCAACTGGCAAAGCAACAGGGAGCAGAACCATGGAACTTTTAGACCGCAACCACTACCGCATGCGCGAGGACAGCAACCTCCTCGAAGAGGCGAAGTACAACCCCACCTCAGAGCTGGCCATCATACTGGCCGAGCGTTTGGACGACGTGCTTCTCGAAGCCGACACCGACATGGAGGAAGCGAAAGCGACCGCCGAAGACTTGCGGCTCGACATCAACCAACTCGACGACAAGATTTACAGGCTGCAACAGGAAATCGAAACGCTTGAACTGATGCTTGCCACGCGCGACGAAACTATTGAAGAACTGAAAAAGGAACAGCAGAATGATTAAGATCGAAGTAACAGGCAACAGCATCCCCGAAGTGGCCGACAAGCTGCTGGCCATCGGTGCCAGCCTGCGGGCCAGCACGGCCGTTCTGCCCATCGCCAATGGGGGCACAGGTGCTCAGACACTGGAAGAAGTTATGGGGGTAGCCGAAGCCGCACCCGTGGACCCTACTCCGGCTGCCGAGCCTGCGGCAACACCGGCGTCATCTTCAAAACCGGCGGAAGTGTCTACGGACACCTCTGTCCCTGCAACATCGGTCTCTGAAGACGAAGAACTGGAGGTCGTCGACCTGCCGATCGCCGCGCCGGAAGTTAACCTCCGCGACTTGGTCCTGTCGGTTGTGGAAAAGCGCGGCAAGCCAGTCATGGAAGAGATCCTGACCCGCTTCGGCGTGGCCAAGGCGTCCATGGTTAGCCCAGAGCTTTTGCCCGAACTGATCGGCCTATGCAACGAGGCCTTGGCCAAGTGAGTGCGCACGCCAAACTAAGCCCGTCCGGCGCACACCGCTGGATGGCCTGCCCCGGCAGCGTGGCCCTAGAGGCACCGTTCCCTGACACCAGCAGCGAGTTCGCCGCAGAGGGC